AGATCAAGGCCGGCCGCCGGCTCTGGCCAGATACCGAAGCGCGGGTCCGCACCTTCATGATTACTTATCAGCCGATCCCGCGTCGGAAGAAGGCTGCCAAGTGAGCGGCGCCTTCGAACGCCATGGGCTCGACCATCTGTCGGCTTCCTCGATCAACCTGTTCGTGGCGCAGCCCTCGATGTGGGCCATGCAGAAGCTGATGGGGCGCAAGTCGACCGTTGGCCCTGCTGCGCACCGCGGTACTTCCATTGAGGCCGGTGTCGAGATGGGGCTGTTTGAACCCGACGCCCCGGTTGAGGCCTGCCAGGAACTGGCGATTGCCCGGTTCAACCAGCTGACCGCGCTGTCGGGCCATCCGGGTGTCGACAAGGAACGCGCGGCCATTGCCCCGGCGGTCGCCATCGGCCTGGCCGAGCTTCGCCAGTACGGCATCCCCGAAGCCGCCGACGGCAATCGCCAACACCGGATCGAGGTGTCCCTGCCGGGCGTGCCGGTGCCGTTCATCGGCTGGCTCGACTTCTGGTTCCCCGCGCATGGCATCATCGTCGATCTCAAAACCCAGCTGCGACTCTCGTCCAAGATCTCCGATCCCCACTGCCGGCAGGGTGCGATCTACCACGCCGCCCACGGCAATGCCGAGATCCGCTTCGCTTACGTCACCCCCCAGAAGGTCGGGGTTTACAAACTGGAGGACCCACGCAGCCACCTCGGCCGCGTGGTCAGCATAGCGCAGTCGATCGAGCGGTTCCTGTCGCTGTCCGATGATGGCGCGGCACTGACCCGGTCGCTCTCACCGGACTTCGACAGTTTTTACTGGAACGACACCGGCGCCCGCGCGGCCGCTGAAGAGATCTGGGGCTTGGCCCCCGAGGCTGCGCCGCTGGCCTGACATGCGGCACCTCCCAAGCAACAAGGAAACAGAACAATGGGTTTCATGAATGTCACCCCCTCTGACGGGGATTTCAAGGTCTACGTCGGTTTCAATGCCAAGGCCGGCCGCTGGTATACCAAGCGTGATGGCAAGGACGAGCCGCTGTTCGAGGTCACGGACATGACAGCGGTTTTCGACATGCCGGGCCTGCAGACTGGCTGGTTCAAGTTTTCCGCTGGCGTGGCTCCCGAAAAGGTCATGGACCCGTCATTCTCGACATCTGCGCCCAACCCGGGCCAAGACTTCAAGCGCGGCTTTCAGATTGACCTTTACTCCGAGAAGAACCTGCTGGGCCTGCGCGAGTTTTCGTCCACGGCCGGCATCGTCATTGAGGCCATGAACGCGCTCTACGATGCCTGGACGGCGGCGCCGGAGACTGCCGCCGGTCAGCTTCCCGTGGTGCGCTGTGTCGGTGTCACCCCGGTCGGCAACAAGCACGGCACCAACTATCAGCCGAAGTTCGAGATCATCGGCTGGACCGATCGGCCAGCGGCTCTTGGCGAAGGTGGCACGGCGGCTCCTGTTCCCGTGGCACCGGCACCGGCACCGGCCGAACCGGCACCAGTAGCCCCAGCCGCGCACATGCCGCCGCCCGCAGCCGCTGCGCCCGGCGCGCCACTGTTCTGATCAGCAGCATGCCGGGCCGCTTCGGTGGTCCGGCATGCGCGCGTCTCAGATCCATCCCCGCAGAAAGTGATCCTAGCCGTCATGGCGCGTCGCATTGAAACCGGCAGCATCGATATCGAGGCGATCAAGGATCAGTATCCGCTGGCCGATGCGGTTCGCCGGCATCTGGTGCTGAAGCGCCGGGGACATACCATGGTGGGCCTGTGCCCGTTCCATATGGAGCGCACGCCATCCTTCACTGTTTATCCGCAGGAAGAGCGGTTCCACTGCTTCGGCTGCGGGGCTCACGGCGACATTTTCGATTTCCTGCAACATCAGGAAGGGCTCGATATCCGGGCGGCCGCCGAGTACCTCACTGGCGGGACATTCCCCGTCCTGTCGGCCGACCGTGTCGCTGAGCTCAAATCACGGCAGGCCCGGTTCGAAGCCGAACAGGCAGAGCGCCGTGATGCGGCCATGCGCAAGGCCCGCGAACGCTGGATAGCAGCGGACCCGGCCTACACCAGCCATCCCTATCTGACCGCCAAGGGCATCAGGCCGAATGGCACGCGCCTCGACGGCGCCCATATCCTGTTGCCGCTGCACGGTGTGGACGGCAAGATCCAGTCGCTGCAGACGATCGATGCGCGCGGGCACAAGCTGTTCTGCTCTGATCTGCCGACCGCAGCGGGCATGTACGTTCTTGGCAGCAGGATTGCGGAAGCCACAGCACCGGTTCTCGTCTGCGAAGGGTTCGCCACTGGCGCCGCGCTCCATGAAGCCACCGGCCGCACCGTCGTTGTCGCGTTCACCGCCGGCAATCTCGCCAAGGTCGCCGAACGGCTGGCAGCAACACATTCCGGCGCCGACTGGATCGTGGCTGGCGACGATGATCGCGGCAAGGCCAAGAACCCCGGACGGGAAGCCGCAATTGCCGCTGCGTACATCCTTGGTTGCCGGGCGGTATTCCCCACATTTCCAGCCGCCAGCCCTGGCACCGATTTCAACGATATGGCTGCGCTGTCCGGCATGGAGGCTGTTAGGGCCCTGCTGGATACCGGCAGCACGGCCGATGATGCCCATACCCACCCGGACGTCTATGAGACCCTCAGCCTCGACGAGATCGTGAATATGCCGCTGCCGCAGTGGCGTATCGATGGCCTGATCCCCGAGCATGGGCTCGTGCTGCTCTATGGCAAGCCGGGCGAGCACAAGACTTTCCTCGCCCTCGATATGGTGCTGCGGACTGCCTACGGCATCGACTGGCATAGCCGGGTCGTTCGCCAAACAGGCGTCCTCTACATCGCTGGTGAAGGCAAATTCGGCATCGGCCAGCGCATCAAGGGCTGGCGCAAGAGGCATGGCCTCGAGGGTGCGGATGCGCCGTTTAAGCTGCTGCCCATCGCCGTGCACATGCTCGATCCCGCCAGCATCCAAAAGCTGAAGCGGACGATCGACCAGGTCCGCACCGAAGTCGATTTCGAGATCGGCATGGTCGTCATCGACACCGTGTCGCGCTCGATCCCCGGGCAGGATGAGAACAGCCAGGAAGCGATGTCGCTGTTTATCGATGCCTGCACTGACCTCCAGAACCACTGCGGTGGCACGGTCCTGGGCATCCACCATTCGGGCAAGGACGTGGAGCGCGGCATGCGCGGATCCACCGTTCTCCTCGGTGGCTGCGATACCGCCATCCGCGTGGCCAAGGACGAGGCCCATACGGTCTTGTCGGTCGAGAAGCAGAAGGATGGCGAGGAAATCGATGATGTCCATTTCACCATGGAGGTCGTTGATCTGACCACCGGCCTTGGTGCCGAACAGAGCACGCTGGTGCCGGTCGTGGGACCAGCCGCAATTCCCATCCAGCAGAAGGGCCTCAGCTGGCATCAGATCCACGAGATCTTCAAATCTGTCGATGAGCAGTGGCACGCCGGCACGCCCTGGTCCGCGTTCCCCCAGGCCAAGCGTCGCGGCCGCTATGTCATCGAGATGATCACCGACACCTGTGGGGTGTCTGCCCGGGAAGCCCTGTCCTGCATCAGCCAGTGGCAGCAGCGCGGATACATGGCCACCGAAGGCGGCAGAACCATGAACCGGGCCTCGGGTCTGCGGGTCCTCAAGTACCTGGAGAGCGGCCGATGAGGGCTTTGCGGAAGGCTGCGGAAGCAAGGTTTTTGGTCTGCGGAAGCACCTGCGGAAGGTTGCGGAAGCACGGGCGGAAGCATGCGGAAGGTTGCACTTATGTTCCCCCATACCCCCTAGGGCTTCCGCAGCCGCTTATCGCTCTGCGTCAGCCTCAAATTTTCAGCAAAGAAAGGAGGGGCGCATGAAAGGCGCGCCACCGACCCGGCATGGTCAGATCAGCGATATGCAGGTCATCATAAACTGCGTTGACCAGCGTGGTCGTGAAATGGACGAACGCTGGGGCTTCGGTCGCTTGCCCATGCTGGTGCCGATCGACTGGGCTGAACGGTTCCACGCCCAGCTTAAGCTGTTCAATGCGGCGGTATGGGAGTTCAACTCAACGCTCGTCCGCCAGCACGGCAATGCCATGCTGCGGGCCTACGACAGGCTGGATGAACTCGCCCGCGAAGCCAAGGGCGAACAGCTGCCGGTCGACCAGTGGGAGTTCGAGACGGAGCAAGGCCTCATCATCCTCGTGCGGGACCTGCGTGATACCTGCCGGGCCCAGCGTCATGGCCGCCAAGCTCAGGTCTGGTCGCTCGATGAGATCGCCAGCGTTATCGGCCACCATCCGATCCTGGTTGCCACCAAGAACGCGTTCCCCGGCGCGCAGGTGGTCAGCGTCCGTCCCAGCCGCGCAGCGCGCGATCAGCTCGACGACGAGCTCTCGGACATCCCGTTCTGATGGAGCAGCCGATGACCTGAACCCGCCAGCCCAGACCGGACGACGGCAGCCAGTACCGCCAAGCACCAAGCCGCCGCCGTCCGCACCACGATCCATCCCCTTTGACGGAGAATCATCATGGATATTCTGACTCTGCCTGCGCCGTTCCGTAGTGCAACCCCGCCAGCGGCAAGGCCGGTCACAATTGTGCGCGGCGCGATGCTGGCTCTCGACCTCGGCACCAGCACCGGCTGGGCGCTCCAGGCCGGCGACGAGTTCATCACCAGCGGCACCGTGTCGCTCAAACACACCCGCTTTGATGGCGGAGGCATGCGGTTCCTGCGCTTCCGGCGCTGGCTGGAGCAGATCGATCTCGATGCAGGGCCAATCGAGGCGGTCTACTTCGAGGAGGTGCGTAAGCATGTCGGTACCGATGCCGCCCATGTTTACGGCGGCCTGCTCGCTGTTCTGAGCGCCTGGTGCGAGGAACACCTTGTTGCCTACCAAGGCGTGCCGGTCGGCACGATCAAGCAGTTCATCACCGGCAAGGGCAATGCCGACAAGGCCGCTGTCATCGCCGCCGTCCAGGCTAAGGGTTTTGCGCCCACCGATGACAATGAAGCCGATGCGATCGCCATCCTGCTCTGGGCCATTGAGACCTGCGGAGGTGTGCGATGACCAGTTGGTCCATACTCGGCCACACCGCCAAGGTTCTCGAAGAACGCCGCGACGATTACGGTGATCCAGCCGACCAGTTCAAAGCGATCGCTGCTCGCTGGTCGATTACGCTCGGTATGCCAGTGACGCCGGCACAGGTTGCCCTGTGCATGATCGACCTCAAGCTGGTCCGTCTCGCTTACGATCCCGGGCACGTCGACAGCGTCGTCGATGTCATCGGCTACGCCGCCCTGCTGCGGGAGATCCGCTCATGAGCATCACCTCCCGGATCTACGACAGCGCACGGCAGCGCGACGGCGAAGAACTCAAACGCGACGGCTGGCGAATCGGGATCCTCGCCGTCTCGGTCAGCGACCAGCGCTTGAGCCAAACGGAGCGGGAACTCGTCCGTTCGATCGGCGAACGGCTCTATGGAGGCGGCCATGGCAAAAGGGCGTAAGCGCAAAGCCGGCAAGCGCCACCCTTGCGGCAAGCTGGTGCAGCCCAGCGCTGGCGAAACCCAGCGTGAGGTCATGGCCACCGTGCTGGAAGCGCGGCAGCGCCATTACGGGGTGTCGGCGCGCCAGGCCCGAGACGAACGGCTGGGCACAGCGCTGGGACGGCTGGCGTTTTGTGGTGTGATCAACGCTGAGCAATTTGCTGCGGGGCAGAAATACGGCGAGATCTATCACCGGCATCATGCGGTGATGGGCTGGCCGATGCCGTTCCCCGCTTCGGTTACGGGCATCCTGGCCAGCGACGGCGTGCTCGGTGGTGTGGGCACACCTCCAAGCCGGGCTCTGGTCGAGAAAATGCAGCGGCAATACGGCGCCGTGCTTGATGTGCTCGGCCGTTGCGACCGGGATCGGCAGGATGCGCAGGGCAAGGCACCCGGCGTGCTCGTCTATCGGATCGTCTGCATCGATGAGGATGCGGGAGGCTGGCCGCAGGCCGATCGCACCAACCTCAGCTTTGCGCTCGATGCGCTGACCCAACTGTTCGGTATGGCGCGGGATAGTCACCGCAAAATGCTGACATGAAGCCTGAAACTGGCTGATTTCCTTGTTTTTATGGACGTTCTTCGGCATTGTTCCGAAATCGAGGATTGAGAACTGCGCCCGGAGCCAACCAGCTTCCGGGCGTTGATCGTTTCAGGATCCGTCCATGGCTGAGCGGCAACGAGGACGTCGTGCGGTCGCCCAGCGATTCATGCGTTTACAGGCTGAACCACTCTGCCGAGATTGCGCTGCCAAGGGCGTGGTTTCCGAAGCCACGGTGCCCGACCACATCGTGCCGCTCACCCAAGGTGGCAGCGACGAGGACAGCAACATCCGCTGCCTCTGCGCCGACTGCCACCGGGCGCGCACGGCCGAGCAGTTCGGGCTTCGCAGGACGGTCGCCGTCGGCCCAGATGGCTGGCCGATCGGCTGACCCCCCTAGGGGGGTGGTTTGTGCTCAGGCCCTCTCGGCAGGGAAACCGCGCATGGTCCAAACTTCACGCAGCCGCGAGTTAGCGACCGGGGGTCAAATGACACATTGGCCAGCCGATCAGGTCGAGCGCAGGAGCGTCAGGTCACTCGTCCCCTATGCCCGCAACGCCCGCACCCACAGCGACGAACAGGTAGCCCAGATTGCCGCCTCGATCCGCGAATGGGGCTGGACGGTGCCGGTTCTCATCGACGAGGACGGCGGCCTGATCGCCGGCCACGGCCGGGTGCTGGCGGCCCGCAAGCTGGGCCTCGCCGAGATCCCGGTGATGGTCGCGACCGGCTGGAGCGAGGCGCAGAAGCGCGCCTATGTGCTGGCCGACAACAAGCTGGCGCTGAATGCGGGCTGGGACCTCGAGCTGCTGGCGGTCGAACTCGGCGATCTCCAGGGCTTCGACTTCGATCTCCTGCTGACGGGCTTTTCGGACGACGAGCTTTCAAAACTGCTCGCCGAAAAAACCGACGGCCTGACCGATCCCGATGCAATCCCAGAAGTCCCGATCGACCCTATCGCCAAACCTGGCGATGTCTGGCTCATGGGTAAACACCGCCTGATGTGCGGTGACAGCACCAGCGTCGATGACATGGAAAAGCTGACTGCCGGCCAACTGGTCGACATGTGGCTGACCGATCCACCCTATAACGTGGCCTATGAAGGCGGCACCAAGGACAAGTTGACTATCCAGAACGACAACATGGGCAACGACGAGTTCCGCCAGTTCCTGCGCGATGCCTATGTCACCGCCAGCACGGTAATGAAGCCGGGCGCTGTGTTCTACATCTGGCACGCGGACAGCGAGGGCTACAATTTCCGGGGCGCGGCGATCGATGCCGGCTGGAAAATCCGTCAGTGCCTGATCTGGGAAAAGTCATCGCTGGCATTGGGCCGGCAGGATTATCACTGGCAGCACGAACCCTGCCTTTATGGCTGGAAGGACGGTGCCGGGCACCTGTGGGCCAGTGACCGCAAGCAGACGACCATCCTCAAGTTCGACAAGCCGTCGCGCAATGGCGAACACCCAACCATGAAGCCGGTCGCGCTGTTCGAATACCTGCTGCTCAACAATACCAAGGGCGGCGACATCGTCCTCGACAGCTTTGCCGGATCCGGCACCACCGCGATTGCGGCCGAGAAAAATGGCCGTGTCGCCCACCTGATGGAACTCGATCCGCGCTACTGCGACGTGATCGTCAAGCGCTGGCAGGATTTCACCGGCAAGGCCGCTACCCTCGATGGCGATGGCAGGACCTTCAATGAAATCAGCGGCCTTGTTAGCAGCGATGGTTCCGCCAATACCGATCCCATCGCAGAGCCCAGCCACCCCTGACCATCGCACATGACAGGTCGCCAGATTTCGGGGACACGCACCAGGCAGCGGTCCGCGAACCGCCCGCACCGCCTTCAGACAGACAACGCATAGCCGGACCACTCACGAGAATATGGCCCTCACGGGATATGCCAACCGGGCGTCCAATCAGGCCGACCAGCGCATCGCGCGCCTCCTCGGCTGACGCATCCGGGCAAGGTTGTCCCGGACGGCAGGTGCCATCCATCTCGCGCGCAGCGATGCCGGACAGGCGGATACGTGGGCCTTCGGCGCACCAGATCGGTCCATCGCCGTCCCACACCCGGGTCGGCGTGCAGGTGAAGTTTCCTCCTGAGGGCAATACGACCGCGGCGGCAAAGAGCAGAAATCCGAAAATGGTCATGACCCTGGTGTTGGTGGGTGGAGCAGGCTGTTCACGACGCATAGTTGAAGGGCCAACCAAGTGAAACCCGGAACCAAACCCAAGCCGACCCACCTGAAGCTGATCGAGGGCAACCGTGGCAAGCGGCCGCTTAATCGCAAAGAGGCAAAGACCATCCCGGCGATGCCGGCACCGCCGCCCCATCTGACGGCCGATGCGCTCGAGGAATGGAACCGGGTGGCAGTCTGGCTGCACCGGATCGGGCTTCTGTCCGAGGTCGATCGCGCGGCTCTTGCCGCCTACGCCATGGCTTACGGACGCTGGGTTCAGGCCGAGCGCGCGATCGCCAAGATGGCCGAGAAGGACCAGCTGGCCGGCGGCCTGATGATCAAGACCTCCAACGGCAACGCCATTCAGAACCCGCTCGTCGGCACCGCCAACAAGGCAGCCTCAGACATGATGCGCTACGCCGCCGAATTCGGAATGACGCCCAGTGCCAGAACCCGGATCGAAAGCCAGGCGTCGGACCAGGGCGTCGACCCCGCCGACCGCTTCTTCAAGAGACCATAAACGATGGACCGATCGCGGAAAGGGTTACGACCAGTTTTGTCATGCCGTAATTGCAGTTACTTCCTCGCCGCGAATCGTTTGGCGCTTTGAACGGGGGACACTGACATGAAACGAGCTATTCTAACGACCACCACGGTTGCCTTTCTCCTAAGTGGTTGTGCAAGCACGTACACAATGACCCCCGTAATCAGTTCCGATCAGACTGTTCGGTATGACCAAGGCAGAGCGACGACTGATCAGGTGGGCAAGCAAGGCGCAATAAAGGTGACACCCGTTCGCGTTGCGGAAGACGGGCGTCTCGTCTTTGCCGTTGCTGCACTGAATACAAGCAATACGCCTGTGACCTTTGGGGTCGAGAATATCAGCATGCTTGATGCGACGGGCAACGGCGTGCGGGTGTTCACTCATGACGAGCTCGTTCGCCAAGCCAAGAATCGCGCTACCTGGGCGGCTGTGGCTACCGCCCTTGCAGGTGCCTCAGCTGCCTACGCGGCGAATCAGAATGCATATCGGACAACCAACGCTACAATGATGGCGCCAGGTGGACGCCTTTATACTTACAATGCTGAAACCTACGACCCTACTGCAGCCGCGATTGGTACGGCCGCGGCAACTGCTGCGACTGGTGCGACGCTCTATGCGATCAGCAACACACTCGACCGAACGATTGCGGGGCTTGGCGAGGAGATACTGCAGACCACGACCATAGACCCTAATCAGGCTTGGGGTGGGCAAGTAATTGCCGCAAAGCTTCCCGGGCGTTCATGGCCACGTGATGTGGAAATCAAGGTTCAATGGAACGGTGAAACTTTCCCCTTCAAGTTCCAAGTTAACAAGGCGAGATAGCGGCTGGCGAGCGCCCGCGTCGTGTATAAAGTGCAATCTCAACTAAAATCTGCTCTGCCAGCATTTGTATCGTCAACGGGGGAGTGAATGGCGGAACGAATGGCCAAACTTGATCGGATTCTGGCCCTCATTTATGCGTTGTCCGAGACGAGCGATGGCCTAACTCTTGATGAAATGGCAGAACGGCTGGGCGTCACGCGGCGCACCGCTGAACGTATGCGCGACATCATCGGCCGTCATTTTGATCTCGAGGAGATGCTTGATGATCGGCACAAGCGCTTCTTGATCAGGGATAGTTTAAGGCGGGTTTATACACGGCCATCTGCCGCTGAAGTAGCAGCGTTACAGGCAGAGGTGGATGGTCACTCCAGTTGGGGGCAGGAAGCACGGGCTGGACCGTTGCGTAGCCTTCTGGGGAAGGTTCGCGGCGCTCTGGATGATCGTGAACGCCGCCGACTTGAACCAGACTTGGAAGCACTTGTCCGGCTTCAGCGCGTTTTTGTAGCCGCTGGACCGGCGGTAAACGTTGAACCTGCCATTCTAGTTGCGGTGCAGTACGCTATTCTGTCCGGATTGTGCGTCGAATTCGAATATACCGCTGACGGCCGCACTTCCCCTCAATGGCGTCGTGTTGTTCCTTTTGGGTTGGTTCATGGCGCAGTGACGTACTTGCTCGGCAAATTGCCGGGACGCGATGATCCACCGGTCTATTATCGTCTAGATCGGATGACCGCGGCACGATTAAGTGACGCTGCAGGTTGCGCACCTGAGGATTTCGATCTTGATGATTGGCTTGCCGAGAGCTTTGGAATTTGGCGCGAAGATGGACAAGAAATCGTACTAGCCCGTCCTATTCATGAGCGGTCGTGATCGGGCCGTTGGCTGCCGCCATTGAGCGTGACTGCGTGACGAGGGCGAGCGGGTGTATTGCGCCTGTTGCGTCGCGGGGTGGTCGATGGCTTGCGGGGTTGATGTCGAGGGGCTCAAGGGTCAGCGGCACGGCCG